CGGAGGTACGTTGAATGGCAAAAATTATTGGTCATTTACCTATGACACATATACAATTGTAATTTGGTCAACCGGTTCATTATGGATTGCATCACCGGTTCTTGGAGATGCATCAGGAACACAAGCAAGATATGCACCAAGTCCGCTTGGTGATTGTCCGGAAACATCACTTGGTTCACCGGTGAACAATTTTTGGATAAATGCCGGAACAATTACAGACTTAAAAACATTCACAACTTTAGGTGTTCCGTGTCCTGATGATACAAATTGTGAAAATCAAGACCGCACGTTTCGTGATTACCGAAGCATAAAATTACCGGAAATCGTTCAGGAACAAGATAGGGGATTAAAAGAATGTTGTTGTGTTTATAAGGTGCTTGGTGACACGGCAAAAACGGATTGGAAAAACGACCTTTCAAGTGCTTGGATTAAACTTTCCGCAGTAAGTGACACGGCAACATTCCAATTAAAAAAGAACGGTGTGGTCACAACATATACACCGACAAGTGTGCCTTTTCCAAATCAATCAACTGCATTTTACACAACGGTTGATTGGGGTGATGTAATAACATCGGATGGTGTTGGTTGTTACACTTTAGAAATACAATATTCAATTAGTGGGATTACCGGCACAATTGTTTGGGGTACATATGACCTTGATGCGTATTCAATAAGTAATGCACTAAACACGGCAAGAATCCGTGCGATATTTAACGGATATCAAGAAATTGAACAAATTAATTTTACCGGTGCAGACGTACAAAGCACATTTAGATTTTATGGATATATTGGAAACAGACAACCGAACACGGAAGTTGACAACATCATTTACAATAATAGGGAAATGAAACGTGTGATTCGTGAGAATCTGAACACATATCAATTAATTACTGATCCGAGTGATGATTGTATCATTCGACCATTAATTGACCTTTATTTGTTAAGTGAAAACCAATTATTTATTTCGGATTATAACGCACATAATCCATCGTATTTTATTCAAGATTTGCCGGTGATAGTTGAAGAAAGTCCGGAATTGGAATATTACGATTTTAGTCGTAAAGTAAAGTTGACTTGCAAGGTTTCGGATAAATTTAAAAATAAAAGAACATATTATTAAAATGAAAGGGATGGAAAATTTTGGGGATATTATCGCAATGGGGATTGGAATGTTTGGTGCGTTCCTGAAAGGTTTAAAAAAAAAACTAAAAACACCCACAATAATTTTGGCAATGACAATTGCCGGTGTTTTAACCTATTCGGTGACCGGTGTGATAGAATTATTTTATCACGATGCACCGCCTAAAATTGTCATCCTAATATCTTTCATTGTTGGATGGTTGGCAAACGAATTGACATCAACACTTGACCAAGCAATTGGTGATTTGTATGAAATATTTATTAATTGGTTAAAACAGAAAACAAACAAAGGAGGGAAAAAATGAAATATTTAATAATAATTTTTATATGCATTTCAACAAGTGCATTTGCAACAACCGACACAATTGTTGAACAATCGGAAGGTATTAAAACCACAACAATAATTTTTGAAAACGATACGTTGGTTCACACCGATTCAACGGATCAAATCATTCATCAAGTGGTGATTGAAAAAATTATTGAAAAAACAAACGACATTGTTGATGCATATAAAAAAAAAGATTATGGGAAGGTTTTGTCGCATATTCTTATCGCGTTATTTATCGGTTATTCAATTTATTTAAGACGTAAACAAAGAAAATGCAAAGAGAAGAATTAGACCTTTCCAAAATAAATCTTGTTCCTTTAGATGATGACGAATTTTTGCATCAGGAAACACAAAAGACACAAATATATTTGCACCATACTGCGGGAAATTCAAGTGGTGTTAATACAATAAGATATTGGAATAATGACAAACGAGGAAGGGTTGCAACTTGTGTTGTGATATCCGGCAAAGATGCAAGGTTGTCAAAGGATGGTCAAATTTGCCAAGCATTTTCATCCAAATATTGGGCGTATCATTTAGGTGTTAAAAAAGAAATATTCAAATCACAAGATGTGCCGTATCAAACACTTGACAAACATAGCATCGGAGTTGAAATTTGCAATTGGGGGTATTTAAAAGAACGTGATGGAAGGTTTTACAATTATGTGAACGGTGTTGTTCCTGAAGAGGATGTTTGTGTCTTAGATAAGCCGTTTAAAGGTCACCGGTATTGGCACAAATACACCGATGCACAAATTGAATCGGTTCGTCAATTGCTTGTGTTTTGGCACGAACGATATAACATTGATATTACATATAATGAATGTGATATGTGGTCATTATCAAAACGTGCTTTGCGTGGCGTTGATGGTCTTTATACGCACAATTCGGTGCGACCTGATAAATCGGACATTTATCCGTGTCCAAGAATGATTAATATGCTCAAAAGTTTATGAAAGTAATACAACACCAAAAGAACGTTCACGAATTAATATTAAAAGGGAATCATACCAAAATTGCAATTTTATCCGATGTGCATTGGGACAATCCAAAATGTGATTGGGATTTGTTGAAAAGAGATTTGGAATATTGCAAAAAAGAATCAATTCCAATTTTTATCAATGGTGATTTCTTTTGTTGTATGCAAGGTAAATACGACCGGAGGGCATCGAAGTCAGGAATACGACCGGAACATCAAGTTGACAACTATCTTGACACATTGGTCACAACTGCGGTTGAATGGTGGCAACCATACGCACATTTAATTTTTCTTTTGGGATATGGCAATCACGAAACCGCAATGATAAAAATGCACGAAACGGATTTGTTGCAAAGGTTTGCCGATTTAATGAATCTTAAAGAATACACTAACATTCAGGTCGGAGGATATTCCGGTTGGATTGTATTCACTCAAAATAATTCGACCGTACAAACGTCCTTTAAATTACACTATCATCACGGTCTTTCAAAAGGTGCTTCAGTAGTCACCAAGGGTGCTATTGATTTAAGTCGTGCAATGGGTGTTTATGAGGGTATGGATATATTTACACAAGGACACATTCATCAATCAATGAGTCGTGAAGATGTTCGTGATACATTAGAACACACAAAGAACGGTTACCGGATCAAAAAACAACAAGTGCATCATATGATTACCGGAACATATAAAGAAGAATACTTTGGTACGAATGGTATGGGGTGGCACGTTGAACGTGGTGCGGAAGCACGAAACCTTGGTGGTCGCATCCTGACCTTAGAATCAAAACGTATTGCAAAAGATGGTGTTCGTACAATAAAGAAATACGTTGATTCACATCGTTTTCCGTTATAATCTAAAAAAACTTTAAATTTTTTTTCATTCCTAAATCGTAACAACGACAAGGGTTTCAGGCAATTCGTGTGATTTATTTTACTTTTTAACAAAAAAAAAGTTTTGTTAACTCAAATATTGTTGTATCTTTGACTTGTCGAACAATTAATAACAACAAAAAACACACAAAATGAAAACATTAGCAAAATTCACAACATCGAAAGGAAACGAGATTGAGATATACAAAATCAATTATGGTTGCATTGTATCTGATAAATCTTGTCAATTAGAAAGAACCTATATATTGGGTAAAGAAGCATATTTAAATTGGGAACAACTTGAAAACGGTTACAAAAAAGTTAAAACTATTAGTCAAGTTATTAACGCTTGGAAAAATGAAGAAATACATTTTTAATATTAAAACCGAAGGGGGAGCAATCCCCCTTTAAAAACACACACAATGAATCACGAAACCATCAACGACATTTTACACAAATTAGAACAAATGCACTTTAATATAGTGTTACACGAAAAAACAATCGAATACAACAAAGACACCATTCAAGGTTGTGCCGGTTTTTTTCCTGAACAAAAATCAATTTGCGAACACCGGATCACAATTCAAAAAATGTGCATTCAACGTTGGAAACTGCGAATTGAAAAATATGCCTTTCGTTTAATATTCACCATAAACAAAACAAAATGACCAAAGAAGAAAAAACAGAAAAGATGATAAAACTAATTGACCAAGCAATCGAATCGGTTGATGATTGTTTGTCAGTCGAAATACTTGCAAAATCGGTTGCGGTAATCCTGAAAGAAAACTATGGTGTTCACAACTTTGACACCTTTACAGATACTTTGTATGAAGAATTAAATAAATAGATTATGAACAAGAATGAATTAAAAGATACCATACTTGGCTTTTTAGCGGTTTTATCAATGTGTTGGATGTATTACATATGTATGTGGATTTTTGTCGCTTAGAACGTCTTAAAATGCTTTTGTGCGATTTGTATGTTGCACGATTGTTTGACACAAAAAAAAGTTTAAAATTTTTATTACTCCGGAATCCTAATAAACACAAGGGTTTCGGATTTTTTTTATAAAATAAATAGAAATTAACAGAAAAAAAGTATTGTGGAAACAAATAAATTTTGTAGTTTAGCAGAGTCAAACAATTAATAACAATATAAAAAACACAAAATGAAAAATTTAACATTAAACATCGGAGACTTAGTGAAAACAGAACAAGATCATCACGAAGAGTACATCGGTAAAGTAATTAATATCACAATGAAGTCACATCCTTATAGAAGTTCAGACAGATTACTGAAGTTTTACAGAATTGAATATCCATTCAGAAAAGGAAGTTTTGAGACTTGTTGCACTTCAATGTTAGAAAAAGTATCTTAAACCAATGGGAGGAGAA